GTGGACGTGGGCGACTGCGGCGGCTTCGTGCTGCTGCAGGCCGGCGACTTCATCCTCACCGACGCCCGCGGCGTCGACCACCCGGTCAAGCGCCACGACCTGGTCAAGCACTTCACCGCCGGCGACGCCTCGGCAGGCCACGCGCTGGAGGCGAGCTGCTCGCCCCTCCTGGATCCGCTCCGGCCCGGCACGTCGATCGAGCTGCAGGACCGCGGCCGCCGGGGGCTCTCCCCCGTACTCACCTGCACCCACTGCGGCGCCGACCTTCCCCTCAACCTCCGCTGCGGCTGCGCGAAGGCGGTGGCGGCGTGAGCCTCTCCGACCTGGACCACCTGGCCGCCCCGATCTGGAGCGACTTCCGCGACGACGCCACCAACCAGGCGACGCGGGCGCTGCTGCTGACCCACTACCAGGTCCTGGCCGATCGCGCGGCGACCACCCGCGCCCGAAAGGCCCGCATCGAGGACGAGCCCTTCGACCGGGACGACCTGGCCCAGGAGCTGGCGATCAAGCTCGGCGACCTGCTGGACAGCTACGACCCGGCCTTCAACGTGCCCTTCTCGAAGTACGCCTCGCCCCGCCTGGTGGGGCTGGCGATCGACCAGGTCCGCAACGTCAAGCAGTCCCGCACCGTCTTCGGCGCCAGGCACGGCCGGCCGCTGCAGCTGGCCGAGGCCGCGGGCCCGCACGACAAGGGCGACGACTGGATCGAGGACAAGCGCCCCGACCCGTACGCCGCCGCGGCCGCGGACAAGGCCTTCCGCCGGGAGCTGCTGGCCGGCATCACCGAGCGCCGCGACCGGTGCTTCGTGCTGCTGCGCTGGTACCGCGGCATGAGCCTGGCGGCGATCGGCCGGCGGTGGGGGCTGAGCGAGAGCCGCATGAGCCAGCTGCAGAGCCGCCTGGTGCGGGTGCTGATGGTCGCGATGGACCGCCCCGAGCTGGCCGGCGCCCGGCCCGCGTACGTCACCCACTCGAAGAACCGGAGGAAAGCCGCGTGACGCACGAAGCCGACGCGCCCGTGTTCATCCTCGTCGTGCGGCCCCGGCCGAGCGCCGACGTCCGGCCCGGCAAGCAGGTCGACCGCCTGGTGCGCGTGGCCAAGGCCGCCGGCGTGGACGTGGTCGCGCGCGGGGAGCTGCCCGAGGGCGTGCCGTTCAAGGCCGCCGTCGAGGCCGCGCAGGCGCTGGCGATGGAGGGCGCGGACTGATGGACCTGGCGACGCTGGACCTGGCCAACCTGAAGCTCTCACCCGAGGAACGCGCCGAGTCCCTGGCCGCCCTGGAGGACGACGAGCGGGACGAGCTGCTGAAGCTCGACCGCCCCAGCGACTTCTACGAGCCGCACGCCGGCGGCCAGGTCCAGTTCCACCGCAGCCGCTCGATCGTGCGCTGCCTGTTCCCGGGCAACGGCTTCGGCAAGACGCGCGCCGTCGGCACAGAGGTCAACTGGTGGCTGAGCCACACGCACCCCTACCAGCCGACGCCACGCTGGCCGGTCATCGCGATCTGGTGCTGCGAGACCTTCAAGCAGTTCAAGATCCTCCGCACCCAGCTGGAGACCGAGTGCTTCGACCGCCCCTTCAAGTTCAACCGCGCGGACCACATCTACACGATGGACGACGGCGGCCAGATGTTCCTGGTCAGCGGGGACAGCTCCTGGACGCACGTCCAGGGCATTAACCCGGACATCGTCATCTTCGACGAGCAGCCGCCCGAGGCGTTGTGGAACGAAATGAAGATGCGCCGCCGGGGCGCCCGCAAGACCCGCTACTGCTTCGCGGCGACGGCGACGCAGGGCATGACGTGGATGCACCGGGACCTCTACGCCCCCTGGCTGAAGCACCACCAGGACCTCGGGCAGGACGAGACCCGCGCGACGCGGGAACAGCTCCACCCGCGGCTGTGGGTCTGGGCCCGCGGCGGCATCAAGGACAACCCAGGTGCGGACGCCGGCGACGTCGACTGGTACGAGAGCCAGTCGTTCAACTCCGACGCCGAACGCGCCGTGCGGCTGGGCGGCGGGTTCGCGGACTTCTCCGGCACGCCCGTGTTCGACCTGCAGGCCCTGGAGCGGCAGAAGCCCAACCTGCGCGAGGGCGAGGACGGCAGCTTCGTGAAGGTCCCCGCGGTAAACGCAGACGACCCCCGCGCCGTCACAGTCACCGAGCGCGACGGACGCACCTGGCGGGCGCTGCTGGCGTGGAAGGCCGGCGCTCCGCAGGTGGGCGGCCGGGTCACAGTCTTCGCGCACCCCAAGGCCGGCGCGAAGTACGTGATCGGGCACGACAGCGCGTACGGCCTGGCCAAGGGCGACTTCGACTACGCCATCGTCCTGGACCGGGAGACCGGCGAGCAGGTGGCCGAGGCCCAAGGTCATTGGGGCGACTCCAGCTGGGCCGAGGTGCTGTTCGGACTGGCCTGGCATTTCAACCGTGCCTTCCTCCTGGGCGAGCGCCAGGTTGGGCTGATGGTCATGCGGCGGCTCTACGACGAGCTGCACTACGACTACCAGTATTACCGGCGGGACGACTCGAAGCGCAGCCGCCGCCAGAGCGACGAGCTGGGGCACCACCGCCACACGGGCGACCTGACGATCCCGATGCTCCGCGGGGCCCTCGGCCGCCGGCAGAACGGCCGCCTGGTCGAGCCCGAGATCGTGCTGCGGAGCCATGAGCTGTGGCGCCAGCTGGTGAAGTTCCAGTTCAGGCCCAAGCGCGAGGGGGACGAGCTGCACGAATGTCACGACGACGACCTGGAGATGGGCGCCCCCGGCGGCGACCACGACGACGGCGTGCTCTCCCTCGGCTACGCCAACCGGGCCCTCCGCGAGGTCGGCCGCTTCGAAGAGAGCGAGATCGACTGGCCCGAGGGGTCCGCCGGGCACCTGTTCGGGATCAAGGAGCGCCTGCACGGCAAGAAGCCGGACGCCGACGCCGACCCGTTCGCGCAATGAGACGATGAGACGAGCACCGTCAAAAGCCCGTTCCCGCGGGCGAACCTCCTGGAGCTGGTGACTGGATCCGAAGTGAGCCGAAGATCTGCACGGAGGCCCGCGCCGCCGCGGCCCCGACCCCGCTGGCTCGAGTTTTTGTGGCTGGTCGCGCTGGGCGTGTTCGCCGGCGTGGCCCTGTACGCGTTCGGGTACCTGACGCCGGCCGAGCCGGCGCCGCCGGCGACCTGGCGGCCAGGCCACCGCTGGTACCACGACGTCCGAGAAGCCGATTGAACAAACGAGAGCGGCCGCCCCGTCGCGTTGGGGCGGCCGCCTCGTCGTACCACGCTCAAACCCTTGTACGCCCGACACCCTACCGAGGAACCCCGATGCTGTCGACCGACCCGAAGACCCTCCTGGACGAGATCCGCCGCGCCGAGGACCTGCGCAAGAAGGTCCTGACCAACACGACCAACCTGGTCCGCCGCTACGTGGGCAACTGGTACCGCACCGACTCGCGCACGAAGCCGCGGCCGGAGAACATGATCTTCAGCTTCGTGGCCACCACGGTGGGCAACCTGGTCTACAGCAACCCCTCGACCAAGGTGAAGCCCAAGCGCTCGCAGACCCACGCCGACCTGGCCAAGTTCATGGAGGCGGGGCTGAACGGCTGGATCGAGGACGTGTGCCTGCGCGACGAGCTGGAGGTCCTGTGCTACGACTTCCTCTTCAGCTTCGCCGTGGCCAAGGTGGGGCTCGAAGAGCGGCCCGACTCCAACGGCGGGCACCGGTTCGGCGTGTTCGGGCACTTCAACATGGAGGCCCTCATGCCGTTCGGGATCCGCCTGGACCCGGCCAACGTGCTGATCGACGCCGACGCCACGCACTGGCGGACGGCGCGCTTCCTCGGCCACCAGTTCCAGCGCGACCTGGACGACCTGCAGGCGGACGAGCGCTACGACCCCGCGGCGGTCGCGCAGCTCACGGCCGACGACGAGCCGGCGATCGGCCGCTCGGCCGCGGAGCGCACCTTCCCCGGCGGCGGGAAGAACAAGGGCAACGAGCGCCAGCGCGTGACCCTCTACGAGCTGTACTTCCCCGAGACCCGCCAGGTGGGGACGCTGGCCCTGTACGGCACGCAGGGCGGCGAGCAGCAGGCCGGGTGGATCCGCCCGCTCCAGGACTTCCACGGCCCCGAGGACGGGCCCTACGTCTTCTACGGCTGCTACACGGTGCCGGGGAGCCCGTACCCCCTCTCCCCCATCGCGGCCATCGCCGAGCAGGACGCGGAGCTGAACGCGCACGCCGCGGCCGCGGCCAAGGAGGCGGCCAGCGCGAAGAACCTGCTGCTGGTCGACGCCAACCAGCCGGAGGTCGCCACCGCCGTCGGGGCGGCGCCGACCAACGGCATCGTCACGGTGAAGGGGCTGAACGGCCAGAACGTGATCCCGGTCGCCCTGGGCGGCACGACGCAGCAGCGCATCGAGTACCTGAACCTGTTGCTGCAGCGGACCGACCGCATCGCCGGCCAGAGCGAGAACGCCCGCGGCAAGGCGCAAGGGGTGACCGCCACCGAGGCCAACCTGGCGAATCAGAACAGCGACGCGCGGGAAGAGTTCGTCACGCTGAAGTTCACCGAGGGCGTGTCGGACCTGCTGTACCGCGTGGGCTGGTACTTCTTCAACGACCCCGCGGTGGTCTCGATGGTGTCGATGCAGGACCCGGCGACCGGCCAGGAGTTCGAGGGCGTCTTCCTGGGCGGCCAGCAGCCGGGCGAAGAGGGCACGGACTGGCTGCAGTTCAACCTGTCGATCGACCCGATGAGCATGAAGCGCATCGACCCGATGCAGCAGATGCAGCAGGCCAACACGGCGCTGCAGCTGGCGCTGGGGATCCTGCCGATGATCCCGACCATTCCGTACGCCAACTGGACCGCGATCCTCGACCTGGCCGGCGACGCGGCCAACCTCCCCGACTTCGCCAAGATGATCCTCAACGGCCAGGGGATGATGATGATCCAGGCCGCGCAGATGGGGATGCCCGTGGCGCCGATGCCTGGGCAGCCGGGGATGGGCGGCGACCAGGCCTTCCCGAACGCTATGCCGAGCGTCGGCGGCCGTACTCAGTCCATGTTGCCGGGGCCGGGGGGTGCAGGTGGGCCGTCCGGTCGATCGCCCTCTCCAGGAGCTGGGGGAAGTCCGGGATCGGCTGGCGGTAAAGGGTCGGGCCGACCCAGCGGCTCGTTCGCGCCCGCCGGCGCCTGAGGGTCACCGCGCCAGCTACCAGACAGCAGCTCGACAGCAGCCCCGAGCAGGCCGCTGTTGAGTAGCTCCCGGTCGCGACGCCGGCGATCGTCGCCGCGGCCAGCAGGCCGGCGCTCAACAACCAGAGTCGGTGGTACCTCATCGTCGTCGTCCTCCTGGTCTGATTCTCCAGCCAGTCCAGCTCGTCCTCTGACAGCGGCGTCCAGTGCCTCACGCTCCAGCTCCTTGGTTACGGCCAGCAGGTCGTCGTACGTGAACGCGGCCGCCGTCGGCGAGGCCACGGTGCCGCCGTCGTACATCGACGCCGGCGGCAGGCGCTTGCCCCAGCCCGGCGCCGCCTTCTCCTTCGGGCGGCCGTTCGCCTTCTCCCGCGCGATCGCGACCTCGGCGACCTCGGCGGCGCCGTGCGGGTCGAAGATCCGCGCCTCGCCGAAGTGGAAGGCTTCCTCCAGCTCATGCTCCACGACGTGGCGCATGGCCCGCATCACGCAGCGCACCAGGACGACGTCGGGCACGACGATCGGCCGCTGCCGGTACTGCAGCCGGTTGCGCTGCTCGACCTCGTGCTGGTCGACCGTGACGTTCGCGTGGAAGGCCAGGTTGGTCGGCGTGCCGCGGACCCGGTCCGGGACCTGGAACAGCACCGACAGGTGGCAGCACCGCCAGCTCGCGAAGCGGACGTGCTTCCGCTTCTCGTCGTAGGGCGGGTAGTCGTTGGCCCAATGCGACGTTACGGCCATCGGGATCGGGAAGTTCCGCAGCTGGATCCAGGGCGACAGGTACTCGATCCGCTCGGGCACGTAGACCCCGTAGCGCTCGCAGAGCTGCACGAAGTCCTCGGGGTGGCTCGACACTTTGGAGGCCAAATCGTCCATCCGTGCCAAGGTAGTGAAGTCAACCCGCGTAGCAACACTCCTTGCCCTTCAACCGGCGCCCCTCGGGCGAGCGCTTGCCGCAGGGGCAGTAGGTGTTGCGCTCGGCGTTGGAGTGGCGGCGGTACTTCCCCGGCCGGGCGGCCAGGGCGAAGGCGGCGCCGGCGGCCGCCAGCG